TGGCGCCGTCAGCGGCGCGGCCGATTCCCACCGAGGCGTCGGCGGGGATGTCGACAATGGAAATTTCGAACGGCGTCCAACGCGTCACGCGGTATTCGGCCGGTCCGCTGGCGCCAGCGCCTTTGGTGAGTACGCGCTCGTCGATTACGTAGCCAATCGACACGTTGCGGACTAGGCCGTCGACAATGTCTTGCCGGAGGTCGGCGATTCCCGCGCGGCCGCTCAGGGTGATTTCGGCGTACAGCCGGCCATCGGCGAGCCAGGCGCGATCGGTCGCGCCGATCATGGCCAGCGGCGTGTCCCCGGTGGCTGCATAGCGGTCGTGATTGGCGAGGACGGCCGCGCCACCATTGAGACGAGACAAGTCAACCTCGCTGTCGGCGTGCCCGAGGATTTCCACCCAAGGCTCCTCCCATCCGCTGTCTCGCAAATAAGGCGTTTCGGACGAGACGGACAGCGACAGCGCGAGGCGCTGATCCGATGCCGCGCGGTCCGCAATCTCGCGGACCACCAGCGTGGCTGGCACATGCCGATGCAGTGCACCGACAACACGAGAGCGCGCTGGCGCCTGGGCAAGGGTTGCAGAATCGTTCATGGCCTCGATTGTCAAACGGGTCGAAGTTTTGAAATAGGCAAGAAATTTCGCCGCGGCCTCTTGTCGGCGACGCTATCGTCGGCAGCGTCGCCATCAGGGTCTGGCGCTCCCGCATCCGGAGCGGCCGCGCTCGCCGTGGGCAACGGCCCGAACAGCGCAACGTCTGCGGCGCGCTCGGCGGCGATCTCGTCGGGGTCTTCGCCGCGCGCCATGATGATTCGGCTGCGCGATGTCAGGCCGTTCTGAAGGTTGGTCTCGTCGGCTTGCGATTCCTTGACTGGGTCGATACCCTGCCAACGGCGCGCCTGCCAGGTGGCGGCGGCGAGGTAGTCGGGGAGTCTCGAGACTTGCAGCCCGGGAGTCGCCGCGGCGAGGTAGGGGAGAACGGTCTCAAAAACGTCTTCATGAAGCCAGGAAATCAGGCGGGACTGCAATTCCTTGTAGTGCTCGCGCTCGTCG